AATAGGATTATCAGAGGCCGTTGTAACGCGAACCTGATCGTTAGACATTAAGGCAATGCCTGCTGTAGCTAAAGATGTGGCAGTCTTACCCACAAGCAAATTACCGCCCGACAAGCGCATACTTTCTGACCACGTAATAGTCGTGTCCGCTGTCCCAGAAGAAGCGTGTTTCCAAATATGATTACCAGCTTCTTGGTAATATTGTGTTGCTTCGTCAGTGTTAATATAAGTATCAGCACCAGTTGGAGATTTTAAATAATAGTTGTTAGCAAAAATTGAACGAGTGTTGAACAGAGACATAATTGCTGTAGTTCCACCAACTTGCAACGCTCGCATTTGACCGCCTGTATACCAAGCTTCTGGAACCACCCCAATTCCCACGTTCCCTGATGAGTCAATTCTCATGCGATCTGCTGAGTTTGTTGTAAACAGAATGTGATTGGAACCTTGCGCTTGTAGTTGAAGCGGCTGTGCGCCTGAATCTAAGGTGCTTGACCCTGCACCATTAAAACCAAAGTATGCTTCTGTTGAGCCGTTGTTAAAGGTTATTCTGCCGGTAGATTGGTTAATGATCCGTATGTTGCCACCAGAAATTTCTAACTTATTGGCAGGATTCGTAACTCCAATACCGACGTTGCCGTTAGATCGCCATGTCATAACGTCCGTGGCATCCGGTAGATTGCCATGACCAAGTTTAAGTGTCATAGCTGTTCTACTAAAGACACCACTTGACTCCCAACTTTCTAGATCAAAATCTGCTACACCAGCATACTGAACTCCGCTGGTTCCATCTCTCATTAACCTCAGTACATTAGTTCGTGCAGCGTCATGGTCTACTCCTCTTGAACTAAATACAGCTGCAGTATTAGTATAAGACATACTACCATCATCACTTACCGCTCTACCTGCAAAGACTATACCATCTCGCACATCAAGTTTATAACTTGGAGCCGTTGTACCAATACCTACATTAGCACCTGAAATTGTAAATCTGTTAACACCTGCAGTCATGTCATCAACCATGAACTTGTCGCCATCAACATTTAAATCGTATTTTTTATTATTTGTACTATCTTCAATCCTTATCTGATTTGCTGCTGATACAACGTGTAAGGCTTCAGCAGGTGCACTTGTACCAATTCCAACCCTGCCATTGTTATTAACACGCAACAGTTGATTATTAGCACTGTCTCTTACAAGTAATGCATGATTTGTATTGCCTGTGCCGCCACTATCAAAAATAGGGCCGTCATTAGAAGAATCAACATGAAGTGCTGCTGATGGAAAAACTGTGCCAATACCCACGGAGCCTTGGTAGTCAATCGTCATCCGTGTTGCAGAAGACCCTGATGTGCCTGTGCCAAACTGTAATTTATTAGCACCGCTACTTCCTTGTCCTACTGCTTGAATATATGAATTAACACCTGCACCGCCATTATCTTGTGTTTCAAACTCAATCTTTCCTACTACTTCTCCATCGGACAAACCTGCATCAGGATTTTCTAAACGTATTACAGAGCCCCCAGAAGTTTTAGATAAATGCAAAAGAGTGTCTGGCGCAGTGGTGCTTCCGACCATCATCGATCCAGTCATATTGAAGTTCATGCCAGACTCTACAACTAAACCACCTGCTGTTGTTTTTACTACTGGGGAATCAGCATAATAAAGTTTTACTGAATCATTTGCTGTAGCACTTATATACTTGCCACCGTTTGCTTGCTCTAATGAAAGATTATTACTTTGGGTTCTTATCTTATCAGCCGTTCCGTTTGTTGCTGTAATCATCAAAGCGTTTGTTGAAGTGTCAAATTTTAATCTCGCGTCATTGCCTGTGCCTAACATTAATAACTTATCGTCTAGTAAACTCAAGCTACCTGAGAATACTGCTGAAGATGCTCCGTTATAGCCGTCAAACTTTAGTACGTTTGAGCTATCACTGTGAATTTGCCAATAGTTCGTGTTGTTTCGCTGAAGAAGTAAATGACCATCGCCAGATGAAGCTACGTTTAACTTAAAATATTTACTACTAGCATTATTATTGTTATGCGTGACGTTGCCTTGAAATATCGCATCACCGCTTGAGGTAAGCCCTGTGCTTGTCACTGCCCCACTGAAACTGGCGTTACTTGATGTGTCTATAGATAAAGCAGTTGCCGCAGGGGAACTGTCACTTGCTTGTTGAAGTATGGAAAAACCACCGATCGTTGATCCATCTGCTCCTTTTGAAATGATTCTTGTGAAACCGCCAAAAACATCAAAATAGCCAGTGTTTGCAGATGTTTCTGAGGGAATATTACTGGTTGCTTTAAAATAATCAGC